GAGACTTTAAGAGCAGAAAAATGTAATGACGAAGGCGATATACCTGCTTATTACTATTTTAAGGATTGGGCTAATATTAAAAGAAGCGATACGCCTTTAAGAATACCCGCATACGGTATGTCAAAAGAGGATATAGAGATTTACTACATTAAACCGTATAAGTCTGGTTTTTACTATTACTCTCCTGTCGATTATCAAGGAGGTTTACAGTACGCAGAGCTAGAAGAGGAGGTTTCTAACTACCATTTAAATAATATAATGAATGGATTAGCACCTAGTATGTTAATCAACTTTAATAATGGTACACCGAACCAAGAGGAACGAGCTTTAATCGAGCAGAAGATTGCTAGAAAGTTCTCAGGATCTAGTAATGCAGGTAAATTTATACTTGCTTTTAATGATAATAAAGAAAGCTCGGCAGAAATAAGCCCTGTACAATTAAGCGATGCGCATAATCAATATCAGTTTTTATCAGAAGAGGCACAGTCTAAAATACAAGTAGCTCATAGAGTTGTTTCGCCTTTTTTATTAGGAATTAGAACAAGCACAGGTTTTTCTAGTAACGCAGACGAGATTAAAACAGCGTCTTTGCTTATGGATAACACAGTTATAAGACCGTTTCAAGAGCTTTTAATAGACTGTTTTGACAATCTACTAGCTTACAACGACATTAGTTTAAACCTTTATTTTACAACACTACAGCCTCTAGAATTTACAGAGGTTGATAGTGCTATACAAGACAAAGAAGAGATCGAAAAAGAGACAGGAGTAGAAATGGAACGCTTTAGTCTTAAAAAAATAGACGGAAAACAGGCATACGAAACAAAAGAAGAGGCTATTGCAAAGGCAGAAGCTGACGGTTGCGGAGGTTATCACGAACACGAGGTCGAAGGAGTAACATATTACATGCCTTGTGAAAATCATGATGACGCTGTAGATCTAAAAGCACCATGTTGGGACGGTTACGAGCAGTACGGTACTAAAATCAAAGATGGAAAAGAAGTGCCTAACTGTATTAAAATAGAAGCTTGTAATCATGAAAAGCTATCAAGCGATAATGTCAAGGTTATACTCGGCTCTTTAGCTCATACAGGAGTTAAGATGCAAGATGAGTGGGTACAGGTAGACGAATTAGACGAAGAGTCAGAATACAGTAACGAGGATTGGGCTAATTTCTTAGTACAAGAAAAGCCAGAGACTACGCTGTCAAAGATTGCAAAGATTATAGGACTAAACAAGAACTATGTACCGTCTAAAAATAGAGGATCTGCTTATAGTGATATAGACTCTAAAAATGGTTTGTATAAAATACGATACAAATACGCAAGAGGCATGAGTAAATCAGGCGAATCTAGAGAATTCTGTAAGCAAATGATGGCAATGAGTGATGCAGGGATTGTATGGCGTATCGAAGACATAGACAGAGCTAGTTATTTCGACGATGTAAATGTAGAATTTAGACACAAGCCTAGTATGGACTACAATATCTTTGAATTAAAAGGAGGCGTATTCTGTCAGCACAAATGGGTGCGTGTATTATATAGGCTAGAAAGCCAAACGGAAGCCTCTAAGAACTTAGGCAACTACAAAAGGACTAGAACTATACCTAAGTCTTATTTGCGATCGCCTAGAGGCTCTAAAAAGGCAGGAATAGCAACAGACAGACAAGAAGGCAGAGGAGTATATCCTAAATAACATAAATTATGGCAACAGTATTATTTATAAATAGAACAGATCTTGTAAGAAATTCGATTATTGACGGAAACGTTGATACGGATAAATATATTCAGTTTATTAAACTTGCACAGGAGATCCATATTCAAAATTACATGGGTACAAAAATGTATGACGCACTTACTGCAGCCATGCCTAATATAGACGATCCCGCAAACGCTAGATGGAAAAATCTATTAGACGATTATATTGTTTCTATGCTTATTTGGTTTGCACAAGTCGATTATATTCCTTTTGCTAGTTATCAAATACGCAACGGAGGCATGTTTAAGCACCGTAGCGAGAACGCAGATACTGTTTCTAAAGAAGAGGTCGATTATCTAGTTGAAAAGGCTAGAACGAACGCTGAATGGTATTCTAGACGATTTATTGATTACATGAGTTTTAATCAGACTCTGTTTCCTGAGTACACTAGCAATACTAATGACGATATATACCCATCTTATGACGCAACTTTTAACGGATGGGTGCTATGAAGTATAAAATAAAAAAGGAAAACATAAAAAAATTAAAGATCTTTTTAGAAAAGGTTAAAAATAATAAAATAAAAAAATCAAAGAATGGCAACTCTATTTAATACTAAAATATCACAAACCTACGAGGGTCTGATCAAAACTTTTGATAATGCAGCTATTTCTGCGACTCTTAAAGAGCTTACAGACGGTTCTGGAAATCAAACAGGGTTGTATCTTAATACTGCAGGAGATTTTAAAGTAACTAATATTTTAGAATGGGGATCGCTTAAAGATACAGGCACAGGAGTTACAATAACTCGTTTCGTAACGTCTACTGACGGCATAGAGAATTTCGATAATAATACGTCTCTGCCTACAACGGCTGCCGTAAAGCTATACGTTGATACTAAATTCGCTACATCAGACACTTTACAAGAGGTTTTAGTTTTTGGAAACACTACAGGCGGAAACGACATAGCAGTAAGTGCTAATGATGACATTACTTTTACTGATTCTAGTAAAGCAATATTCGGAGCAGGTAGTGATTTACAAATATATCATGATGGATCTAATTCTTACATTAACGAAAATGGAGCAGGAGATTTAAGAATATCAACTAATGGTGCACAGGTCGCAATACAAAACGGTTTATCTGAGAATATGGGTAGATTTATTGTCAATGATTCTGTAATATTATACTATGATAATGTTCAAAAATTTCAAACTACAAGCACAGGTATTTCGGTTGTAGGACTTATATCAAATGTATCTAATCCACTTACTGCACAAGATGCTGCGACTAAGTCTTATGTAGACGCTTTAGACGCAGGAAGTAATTTAGATATAACAGACGGCACGACCGCAGGAGTAGTAAACTTAAATACTCAATCATTAAGCATTCTAGGAACTACTAACGAAATTGATAGTGTTGTAAGTGGACAAAGCGTTACTTTAGGATTACCTAATCAAATTCATGTAAACGTTTTAGGCAACTTAACAGGAAACGTAACGGGTAATGTTACAGGCGATTTAACAGGTAATTCAGCAGGAACTCATACAGGAGCTGTTGTAGGAAACGTTACAGGGGATCTTACAGGAAATGTTACAGGAAACTTAACAGGAATATCTAGTAAAGTAAATGTAAGTAATACAGCCGTTGATCAAAACCAATACTTACTTCAATCAGTAGGTCTTACAGGTGGTCAAGATGTTTACGCAGACTCTAATTTATATTTTAATCCTGTTACAAATCTTTTAACAGTAAACGGATCAGGAGCTATTACAGGAGACTTAACAGTTACAGGAAACATCACAGGTGGTGGTGGCTCGTTCTTGCCTTTAGCGGGAGGAACTATGACAGGCAATACTATCCATAATGATAATGTAAAATCTATTTATGGAACAGCTAGTGATGGATTAGAGATTTATCACGATGGAACTCATAGTTATGTTGACGATTCAGGAACAGGCAAGTTAATATTGCGAGGTAATTCTGCAATTGAATTACATAAATATACAGGCGAATATATGATAACTGCTGTTGCAGATGGTGCTGTGTCTTTATATTATAATGATTCTAAAAAACTAGAAACTACAAACACAGGAATATCAGTTACAGGAAATGGAGTGTTTTCAGGAAGTGTTCAAATACCTAATGCAGGACAGTTACAATTAGGAACAGGAAACCACATGATTTTGCAGCATAATTCTGCAAATGGTTTTATTAAAAATTTAACAGGTCAATTAAGTATAGACCAATCTGCAGTAACTCAATCAATAGTATTTAGAACGTCAGACAACTTTGCTTTAGACACGACCGCTTTAACGATCTCTAGGAACGGCGATTTAACTACAGGACGTGACGTAACGATTGCAGGAGATCTTACAGTAAACGGTACTACAACGACCGTAAACTCGCAAACACTAGCAGTCGTAGATCCTTTAATACAATTAGCAAAAGATAATACAGCTAATAGTTTAGATATTGGATTGTATGGCGATTACAACGATGGTACAGGAAGATTCTTAGGATTGTTTTCTGATGCTTCGGATGGTAATAAATTCAAGCTATTTAAAGGAACAACAGTAGAACCTACAACAACAGTTAATATTGGTGGTGCAGGATATGTAGCAGCAGATTTACAGGTAGCAGGATTAGAAGCAACAAGTTTCACAAATACAGGAGATTTATTAGTTGAGGATAATATTTACTTAACTGATGCAGGAACAACTAGAGCAAAAATACAATTAAACTCAAGTGATAGAGATAATCTTGATATTAAAGCAGTTTCTTTAGGTTCTACAATGAATTTCTTTACAGCAGATACTTTGGCTTTAAGTTTAAATGCATCACAAAACGCAATTTTTGAAGGAGATGTAAATATTAATGGTGGAGACTTGAATGTTGGTAATTCAAGCACAGTTAATTCTGTACTTAATATGCTTGGAACTAATGATAGTTTTATTGAAAAAGATACAGGTAATGATTTGTATTTAGTAAATAATAATAATGAAAAAGATTTAAAATTTAGAATAAGAGATGTAAATGGTGCTAATATTGTCGCTTTAACTTTAGATGGATCAGAAGGTGGCAACGCAACTTTTGCAGGAAATATAACTCTTGGCGATAGTCATTTTATAGGAGACGATTCTGATAATAATTTATTAATACAAAGTTCTACAGGCGAAAATGTTATACTTAATTCGCCTAGTGATGATTTATTGTTTAGAACAGCAGGAACTACAAGACTACAAATTACTGACGCATTATGTTCTATTTCAGAAACAACTACTATTGGAGCAACTACGGCTACAGCTAAACTTAATGTTGGAGGTAAATTAAAAGTTACTGATGATTTAATAATGGCACAGACTAATGGTAGAATTGATTATGATAATGGAGTTAACACAGGTGCTTTAAGATTTTATTCTACATCAGGAGGTGCAGAAAGAATGAGGATTTCAAGTGCAGGAGTTTTACAACTTAATCAAACTACATCAAAACTAGTTGGTGGCGGAGACACAACAGGTAGAATGATTCTATCTAATAGTGATACAACTGCTTATATAACTTTATATGGTAGTGCTTATGCAGGCTCTAGTGCTTTAGCTGAAAGCATACAGGTTATTCAAAATTCAGCAGTTACTGCGACCTTTAGCGAAGACAATAGATTAGGAGTTGGAATATCGGAACCTGCATATAAATTACACGTTCATAATCCATCTAATGTTTTTGGTCAAACAGGCGAAATTGCTTTAGGAGTTAAAAGTAATGACAATAATGATAATCCTAGAGTAGTATTTCAGGCTTTGAAGTCAGGTACTAATATGGGTAGTTTAGGAATACAAACACTTACATCAAACACATTATCAGAAAAAGTAAGAATTAATCAAACTGGGCAAGTAGGAATCGGAACTGATAGTCCTGTTTCACGTTTAAATGTGAAAACTACAAAAACAGCATTAAGCACACAAAACGCTTTTTTAAGTCTAGGATTAACTATTGATGATGATTCAACTTATAATGCAGCAGGTGGTGGTGGTGGAATAGCATTTAGAAGTGCGTTTAATTCAGCAGGACAACAAAATATGTATGCTGCTATTAATTCAATAAAAGAAAGTCCAAACCCTTCAGATTATAGAGGTTCTTTAGCGTTTTATACTAATCAAAATGTAACAGGCGTTCCTTTAGAAAGAATGCGTATAAACAGTTCAGGCAATGTAGGTATAGGAACTAATAATCCAGACGCTCCACTTCAAGTAACTGGAACTACTTCTTCTGGACATACTGTTTTATTTACAAGAAACCTAGCTGCCGCAAGTACAGATAATGCGCTTTTTAAAATAGACAATATAAATAGTGGAGATGACCAACCTGCTGCACAAATTGGTCAAAGGGGTACAGGAGACATTTTACAGCTTATAGATGGAGCAACAACTAAAGTGTTTGTTGTAAAAGATGGAGGTAACGTAGGTATAGGAACGGCTAATCCTAGCGAGAAACTAGAAGTAGATGGAAACGTACAAATAGGTAGTACAACAGATGCTAAACTTTATATGGTTTCTACAGGTGGTAATGGAAACAATGAAAGATTCTTTATTGAGGGATATGCGTATGGCGGAACTTATGGGGGTGGTTTTAAACTATCAACAAGAAACAGTGCAAACGTATTTAATACCGCTGTAACTGTTGATGGAATAGGCAACGTAGGTATAGGAACGGATAGTCCTAATCAGCTTCTTGAAGTGGCTAATAATGCAGGTGGTGCAACAATCAGTATATCAACTGACCAATCGCCAGGTAGTCAAGCCGCAAAAAAATATACGAATTTAGATTTTACAGGCTATAATAATAATGTAATGGCAAGGGTTCAATCTTGGGATGAATCAAGCAGTACAGGGCACGGAAATTTAACTTTTAGCACTAGAAATGCTAGTACTGGTCTTTTATCTCAAGCAATGATGATAAACTACGCAGGCAACGTAGGTATAGGAACTGATTCGCCAGGAACTTTACACGGAGCAGGTTATGGAACTACAAAACTTCATATTGACGGTGGATCTGATAGAGGTCAAGTAATAATTGAGGGAGATGCTTTTGCGGGAATTGTTTTATCAGACAATGGAGCAACTGCTAATGAAAGGGTTTTTTCTACAAGTGTAGATGATGGAAAGTATACAATAAAACCTCTTAGTGACAACGGTACAAGTACATTAGGGGGAGTAGCTGTTACTGTTTTACATGATGGAAAAGTAGGAATCGGAACGACTTCGCCTGGAACTTTTTTACAACTAGGAACTTACGCAGTTGCAGGTAAATATATAGACCAAGCTGCCTACCCTGTTTTACCAAGCGAACACATGATGCATATTACCGCACCATCTACTAACGCTTATTACGGTGGTGGTATATCGTTTGGAGAAAACACTTTTACCGCAGCAAACATTGTTGCAAGAGATGCAGGGGGTTCAGGTGCTTTAGATTTATGTTTTGGTACTGGAACTTCTGTATCACCTGTTACAGAAAAAATGCGTATTACAAATGCAGGGGCTTTAGAAATAAGAGGAACTGCAACTTTAAATGCAAATAAAAATGCTTTTATTACTAATTCAGATACTTTAACACTTATTGGCTCATCACAATCATCAGGAACACCAAAAGATATGGCGTTTTATACAGGTGCAACAAGAATGACAATTACAAGTGGGGGTGCAATATCTTTAGCAAATGCTAATACTTCTGTTATTGGTAGACCTTATTCAAGTGGAACAATTAATAATGGACAATCTGTTGTTGTAAATTTAAATTCAGCAGGTGGAAATCAGGCAGGTGGGTTTTTAGTAATTTCAGCAGTACCAAACAATGTTAATGCAGGTGGTGCAGTAGAAATATGGACACACATTCACACACAGGGAGCAAATGTTTATTCTAAATTATCTGGACAAGAAGAAAATAATATTACTATAAATGAAAGTGGTGGAGCATTTACAATTGCTAATAGTAGTGGAAGTACAGTTTATTACAATGTTAAAGTTTTAAACTTAACAGATTTTGCTTCTACTATTGCAGGAACTTAAATAAGTGTAAAAGTAAAAATTAGTATATTTGTCTTTATAACTTAAAAAATATAATAAAATGTCAAAAATTAAAGAAGCAGAATTAAAGCAATTACAAGAGCAAGAACAAAAAAAAGGAGCGATCCTACATGATCTTGGATTACTAGAAACTCAAAAACACAGCTTAAATCACATGTACGCAGAACTTATGGTTGAGCAACAAAAATCTAAAACCGAATTAGAGGAGTCTTATGGAAAAATTAACATTGATCTAAAGGACGGCTCTTATGAATTAATCCCAGAAAAAGATGAAACGAATAAGTAAACACATTAGTTACAAGGAAGCGACAGGTTCAGACTACGCAAAAAAGTATGGATTAACCAACAAGCCAAAAGCCGAACATATTAAGAACATGGAATTGGTTGCTGAGAAGCTCTTTGAGCCTCTTAGAGAGTGGGTAGACGCTCCTATTAAAGTAAATAGTATGTTTAGGTCTTATGCAGTAAATAAAGGTATAGGTGGCTCCGTTTCGTCTAGTCACATGACAGGTAACGCAATAGACATTACGTCTATGGGCGGTAAAACAAATCTTGAAATGTTTCACTACATTAAAGATAACCTAGATTTTGATCAGTTAATTTGGGAATACGGGACGGAGCCAAGATGGTTGCATGTGTCATATATTAGCAAAAAAGATAATAGAAATCAAGTTTTAGTAATTAAACGCAAAGGCTATTATTACATATATAAAGATGACGATTGTAAAACTTGCTAAATAAGACAGAATGCCAATACCAAATAAGAAGACAGGAGAAAAACAGAAGGACTACATGATGCGTTGTGTACCTCAAATGATGCAGTACCATGACAAGTCTCAAGCAATAGCTATTTGTTATAGATCTTTTCAAGGTAAAATGATCAACCTAGAAACTTATAATGACTATCCTCAAAGTGCCTCTAATAACGCAAAGAAGGTTTTACGTTGGAGAGATAAACACGGAGACGAAGTTAAAGGTATGACGCAAATTGGATGGACTCGTGCTAATCAGTTAGCTAAAAAAGAGAACATAAGTCGTGAGACGATTGCTAGAATGTCGGCATTTCAAAGACATAAAAAAAACGCAGAAGTAGGTGCAGAGAATAAAGCTACTCCTTGGAAAGATGCAGGTTATGTAGCTTGGTTAGGATGGGGTGGAACATCGGGCATAAATTGGGCGTCTAAAAAGCTCGAACAAATTGATAAGAAATGATTATGGATTATAAAACGCTTTTAATAAATATAGGAAGTTTCGGAATATCATTAACCAATATTGATATGGTACTGAAAATAGTATTATTAAGCGTAACGATAGGGTATACATTACAGAAATGGTATCTGCTAAATAAAAACAAAAAGAAATAATGCCTAAAAAGAAGTTTTCTGAAACTAAAGTTGGCAAGTTCCTTATTAAAGCAGGATCTGCGATAGGCGAAGCTTTGCCTAAGAGCGGTTATTTAGGCGTTCTAAGGAGCTTAATTACTGACGACAGTAAACTAACTCCTAAAGACAAAGAAACGGCTTTAAAGCTTTTAGATATAGATATTGCCGAAATGCAAGAAATCTCTAAGCGTTGGGATTCTGACATGAAATCAGATAGTTGGCTTTCTAAGAATGTGAGACCACTTACATTAGTCTTTTTTTCTATATCTTATGTAATAGGATGGTTTTTAGATTATTCTCTTGACTCTATAACAGGATTACTTTCTTTAATAGTAGCGGCTTATTTTGGATCTAGAGGCTTTGAAAAGTTAAAGTCTATCGGCAAGTAGCGCAGCACAAGAGTCCCGTTTACATTACTTTTAACTATATATTTTTATAGAATTTTACTAAGAATTTTAGAAAAAGATTAAATTTATTACTTTTTTTTTCAATATCCTAATTAATTTTTGTAAATTTATATGTTTACCTATAAATATGCATGGCAAAAAAAGCGTCACGAAGCAAAGTAATAAAACAACTAGACTCTGTTTTTAGTAAGTACATAAGACAGAGAGACGCAGTCAATGAGATAGCCACATGCTTTACTTGCGGAAAGCGAGATCATTGGAAAAGACTACAAAACGGACACTTTCAGAGCCGTAAACACTATTCAACAAGATGGGATGAGACTAATTGCCAAGTACAATGTGCAGGATGTAATGTATTTAAATACGGAGAGCAGTTTCTGTTTGGTCAGAACCTTGACGTTAAGTATGGACTAGGAACGTCTAACGAGCTATATCTAAAAGCTAAAAAAACAGTAAAAATATCTACAGTAGAATTACAGGATATGATTAAGCACTATAAATATTTGGTAGACAATACTTAATTCACTATATTTGATAGTTCTGTTTATTATAAAAGAGGGGTGGAAAGCAATTTCGACTCTTTTTTTTTGCTTTATATTAGGATTTATTAAATTTTTTATATTATATTTACAAAATAATTAATAAATAAATAGAACACATGAGAACAGAATTAGATCAAATCAAATCAGACATTATTACTTTAGAGGTAAAATTAGCTCACGCAGTATGGCATCAAGACGCCTTTTCACAAATACAGCTATACAAAGAGTTAGAGGAAAAAAAATCTTACAAAGACACGCTAGAATGGATGTAAGAATGAACCTATCACACGAAAGCAAAGACTCTTTATTATTAGAATATAGATACAGAGTCGAAGCCTTACAAAAACAAGTAGCGTTTTTAGAGGCACAGTTAGAAAACTTTAATAATCAAATAAATCAGAACACATGAACAGAGACAAACTAAAGGCTTTATATCTAAAGTACGAATTAACGGCAGAAGATATATTTACAAAAGACATCGGAAACAGTAGCTTTACAATTATTACTCGACAGGGTATTGACAAGATACAGGGTATCGAAAAAATAGATATTCAATACGAGGCTATAAAATGCGAACCTAATTTCGCAACAATAAAAGCAAAAGCAACTAAAGATAACGCAAGGATCGAAACGTTCGGATCAGCATTAAAAGGCGATAACTATAAAGACGGAAACTGTAATAGTTGGTACGTTGTAGAAATGGCAGAAAAAAGAGCTATGAGCAGAGCCGTTTTAAAACTCACGGGATTTTACGAACTCGGTATTTTTGGCGAGGACGAATCAGATAATTTTAAAAAAACAATCACTATAAAAAAACAATAAAACTATGGGCGCAATAATTAACGCAAGTATCGACGTAAAAGCTTTACCAAATCACAAATTTCAAGCAGAGAAAGACGGCAAAGTATATTACAATTTCACAATCATTATTAATGATGAGACTAGATTTAAAAACAACGTTTGGATAACAGACAACCAGACACAAGAAGAGCGAGAAGCTAAATTACCTAGAAAAACTTTAGGTAACGGTTCGGTAGTATGGATCGATAACGGTAAAGGTCAGAACTCAGTAAAGGAAGGCACTATTCAGTTAGTAGTGAAAGACGTACAACCTCAGCAGGTTAATTCAAATCCTGTTAAGCTAAACGATGACGGACTACCTTTTTAAGACTTAACTTTTACATTAATCAATAAGGGTATGGGTTTAAGTATTCATACCCTTTTTTATATATATACTACATAATGACCGAACAAGAAACAGAACATGAGTTATTAATGCAGGTAATACAAGAAGATTGCCATGTTGATACAACAAAAAAAATAGAATATCCACCCGTAGCGTTATCATACGGAACAAAACTAATAAACACAAAAGCAGGAGTCAAGGAGCTACCAATACCGATCGGAACATACGGTAATCTCTCAGTCGTAACAGCTCCACCTAAAACAAAAAAGACATTCTTTATTTCATTATTAGCATCGGTTTATTTAAGCGGATCTAACATATACGGAGGCGACATAAAAGGACATAGAGACGAAGGTCATCTTATACATTTCGATACAGAGCAAGGACTGTGGCATTGTCAAAAAGTATTCAAACGATTACACGACATGGACAGTAAGATAAATAATAAAAAATATCATACCTTTGGTTTACGAGCGATAGGCTATAAGCGACGTATTCAATTTATTGAGTATTTTCTAGCTAAAAATATTGACAAGCCGTCTCTGGTTATTATAGACGGCATAGCGGATCTCGTGAGTGACGTCAATAATCTCGAAGAGTCTAACGCAGTAGTACAAAAGTTAATGGAATGGTCGGCAAACTTTAATTGTCATATAATAAATGTCATCCATCAAAACTTTGGATCTACAAAATTAGGCACAGGGCATCTAGGTAGCTTTTTGGAAAAGAAAGCAGAGACAGTTATACAGCTAGAAGCTAATACGGTCAATCGTAATTGGGTTACAGTTTTATGTGGCAGAAGTAGAGGTTATGCTTTTGAGACATTTAGCTTTCAAGTAAACGATATAGGGTTGCCTGTAATAGTAGGCGATATTTATGATCCTTTAAAAAAATATGACTAACGAGATATTAAATTTAGTTGCAAAAAAACACGACACATGGGTTGAAATAGTGCAGACTTTTGGTTGCACAAAGCGAATAGCAGAAGACATAACTCAAGAAATGTATATTAAAATTCACATGCAACTAGAAAAAGGATCTCTGGACATCATGTATAAGGACGAAATAAACTATTACTACATATTTAAAACGCTCAAAACATTATTTATAGATCTAAAACGCAAGTCGAAAAACGTACATGTTATATGGCTAGACGATCATTTAGAAGAGAGCGGAGACGCAAACTACCTGTATAACGACGTAACCTATGAAGAGACCTATAAAAGGGTTACAGACGAGCTTAAAAAAATGCATTGGTACGAACGCAGAGTTTTTGAAATAATAAACGGAGGCGAAAAGATCGCAGAGCTATCGAGAAAATCTAAGATCGGTTATTATGCCCTCTATTTTACATATCAAAAAGTAAAGGACAAACTAAAAAAAGAACTATGATCAATACATTTAAAAGAGATCTAGAGTCAGGGAAGGTTATCGAGTCTTATGTACTAGATAAAATCAGAACAAAATACCCAAAAGCGTATATGATCGACGGTTATTGTAAGGAGTGGGACATATTTATACCAGAATTAAATTGCGGTGTCGAGGTCAAGTCTGATAAAATGAGTTTAACAACGAACAATATTGTTATTGAAGTAGAATTTAACAATAAACCGTCAGCCTTAACTACATCAAAGGCAAAGTGGTGGGTTATATACGACGGTAATATATATAATTGGTTTCTAGTAAATAATATTAAAAAATGCATATTACAAAATAAATTAAAATATGCAACATTTACAGGCAAAGGAGACTCGAAATCTAAAAAAGCATATCTAATAAAAAAAGAATTATTATATAAATATAAAACACTATGAAATTAGGAGACATAATACATTACATAACAAAATATACAGGAATTAAATACATAGTCGAAACGTATCATGCGTTTAGAGGCACAAAATGTAACTGCGACAAGCGTAGAAAAAAGCTAAACAATTTAAAAATAAAAAGATGGTAAAATTTAAAACAATAGATTATGAAGATTGGTCAATATTTCGACAAGGAACAAAGGACGTTATCAGCGCAACCGAATTTGATTTGGTATGCGACTTACACGCAAAATATCACAAGCATAGTTTTTACAAACCCTGTACTTGTAACCCCAAAACCATAAACAAATGGATTGCAGATCTAAACGTAATATGGAATAATGGTAAATAGTTATTGAATTTTTTGTATCGTAACCTTTTTTATGTTATATTAGCTAAAAATTTAAAAACAGAACACATGAAAATAAATTTAGAAACAGAGTTAGTAATACCAAGAAAAGAGTATAGATCATTAATTAGTATAGCCTTAAATGCTAGAAAATTAATCGACTACGATAAACAAGAAGGTTTTGATTTTATGGTTGATGCTTTTAAAGCAGAAATTACTAAAACACTAGAACAAGATTATTTAGAATATTTAAGGTAATGACAGCTAAAGAACTAATGCACGTTAAAAACACTATCGAAAACATGGTGGCTACGGATCCGCATATAACTGACGTTATTATAAATTATCAAGTAAGAGAAGCGAAGCAGAGAAATTTCGCAAACATTAATATTAAAATAAACAGATGACATCAACAGAACGACTACAACAAAAGATCACAGAGCTAGAAGGCGACTTACTAGAAGCAAGAGACTACAAACCCACACATACATATATACATGAAACTACTGATCTATATTGTAGCGACGGCGAAATGCATATAGGCTACGGCAATGACAAATGGCTAGTATATAACACAGATCAGCTATTTAAAGATCTGCCTTTTATTATTAATCAAGTAGTAAAGGAAAATGCCAAAATGCAAAAGATGTATTTAAGTCAAATCAAAGAGGAGTTACTAAATTTAATGACCGAACCCGAAGACAAATACATGGACATAGAAGATCAGGTCGTAAATAATTCAGAAGAGATATGATACTATTAGTAGACGCAGACAGTTTAGTTTTTTCTAGTTGCTGTAAAAAAAGAGAACGACCAGACGACGAATATCATCAAACAGACATATCCGAAGCTCGTAATAAATTCGACGAACAGTATATGTCAATCGTTAATTCGCTAGAAGAGATGTACGAAATCGAAAAGGTTATGACGTTTAACGGATCTAAAGGCAATTTTAGAAAGTATATAGGGAATCAATACAAAAAAAACAGAGACTACAGCAATTTGCCGCCTCTATTGTTTGAGATGCACGATTACGTTAAGAGTCAATACGACAGTATAGTTGGTTATGGAGTAGAAACAGACGACATGGTAGCTAGGTATTGGAAAAAAATAAGCGAAGAGACAGACAGAAACAACGTTATGATCGTTTCCATAGACAAAGATTACAGACAATTTCCTTGCCTCTTATATAACTATCATTATAAGCATAAAGAGATCTACGATATATCAGAAGAACAGGCTTTATATAATTTTTACGAGCAAATGATTGCAGGAGACCCTGCAGACAACGTCAATTACTTTAAAGGTAAAGGTAAAAAGTTTTGCAAAAAATACTACGAAGACTGTTATACAGAATACCAATACAGAAAACAACTATATAAGCTATTTAAAGACAAGTATAAAAGCAAAGCAAAAGAGAAGTACTCTGAATGCTATAACCTCCTAAAACTTAGGACAAACTAAATAAACATGAAACAACAAGAAATTAAAAGAACGTTAAATTACAATCTATTTACAAAAATTATTGGAAACAGAACCTTAGATCCTAAAAACGTTAAAAGAATCAAAGAGTCTGTAGAATCAATCGGATTACAAACGCCTATAATGGTAAACTATAAGCATGGAATTATAGACGGTCAGCACAGGCTACAGGTCGCTAAAGAGTTAGGCATAGCTATTGAGTATTTTGTAGTCAAGAATTTTAAAGAAGAGAATATACATGACTTACAAATAAGCAAGAAATGGACGGCATTTGATTTTGCACAACGTAACGCTGCGACAGGAAACAAAGAATGTATACAAGCATTAGAAATATGTAATGATTGGCATATTGACTCTAAAAAGAAATTTAGTAAAACAAACATTTTAACGCTATTACTAACAGGATTACAAAACAATATTTTAACAAAACTAAAACAAAACGATTTTGTGTCAGACACATCTAGAGCTTGTAGAATATATAATTGTATTAAGATATTGTCAACTAATAAAAACGATAAATTTAATTCTTACTCAGCAAACATAAGCAGGATATTAAAAACATTAGATTATCAGTTTAAAGGACTAGACTATAAAATAATAGAAAAAATAAACAAAAAGCATTACTTAGAACACTACTCAAGTGCTAAAGATCAAACAAGATACTTAACAGATTTATATAAAAAATATGCTAAATAATACAAACCCAAATACTATTGCAGACAAGATCTCTGAGCTTTCAGGGATCAACGTCTTTATGGACAATAGAGAACGCAAGGTCGTTGAAGTTAGATCCTTACTTACATACTTGCTTAGAGATAAGCTAAAAATGAGGTGGAAAAATATCGTCTTGTTTTATGATCGTAACGGCAAGAAAATAAATATGGCAAACGTAATGCATAGCTATAAGAAATATAATGACTATAAAAAACAAAACCCTGCTTTAGATGACTTACAAAAGTCTTTTGTGTTTGAGCCATATACAAACTACGACGAGGTAGACAAGATCGACTACCTAGAAAAGAAATGCAGGAGGCTAGAGAAAAAACTAGATAAACAACTAAACAAATAAAGATATGATTGAGAAAGTAAAAATAACAGAAGTCTTTTCTAATCCTGTAAATCCAAGAACTATAAAAGAGGCAGAATTTAAAAAGCTAGTAAAGAGTATAAAAGATTTTCCAGAAATGCTAGATCTGAGACCTATCGTTGTAAATGCAGAAGGTGGCATTATAGGCGGAAATATGCGTTATTTAGCCTGTAAGGAGATTGGACTTAAAGTAATACCTGTAATAAGAGCAGAGAACCTAACAGAAGAACAAATAGAGCAGTTTATTATTAAAGACAATGTCAGTTTTGGAGAGTGGGATTGGGATATACTCGCTAACGATTGGAAATCAAACAAATTAAATGATTGGGGCTTGGGTGTTTGGCAGAACAAAGAAGATAATACTGAATTTAAGCCTGTAAATTTCCCTACTGAATCCGACAAAGAATCTATTGACGATAATATAAAAAATAAAAAAGACATAAAGACCACTTGTCCAGAATGCGGACACAAATTTAATGTAATGAAATAATGACACAAGAGGAAATACATTTATTTCTAGAGTTAGAAACTACTTTTACATTTGCCAAATCTAAAGCGAATATGTCTCCTACTTGCATATATAGGAAATACTATTCCGACTCTGTGTTTTTAGCAGCCATGAATCACATAAATAATAACGGGTATAAAGAAAAATTTAACAACAAAGAATACACATGCTATAATATAGAAGACTATAAATATTGGGTTATAACAGACGAAAAAGGATTTGACGATCCTAACGCAATAATTAATCGAGAAAAAATATAAACAACATGAAAAAACAAAGGCAGTATAGATCTAGGCAAGGAAGGTCTGATAAACAATACACAAGTAGTGTTAAGGTCATAGCCATTGCCTTTGTAGCAATAATAATAATAATTTTAACACAAATATAATGGACGAAAGTAGACACATAAAAAAGGAGAGCTTATTAAAATCTCTAGAGCAAAGTTTAGGGGTTGTAACCGTAGCCTGTAGAGAGGCGAACATACCTAGAAGCACATACTATAAATGGCTAAAAGAAGATCAGGTTTTTGCCGAACAAGTGCAAGACATTGAAAACGTAGCTTTAGATTTTGCCGAAAGTAAACTACATAATCAAATAGACGAAAATAATACCTCAGCGACTATATTCTATTTAAAGACAAAAGGAAAAGCAAGAGGCTATGTAGAACGTCAAGAAATTACAGGAGCAGAAGGAATGCCTACTAACTTTCAAATCGAGATAATTGGGTCAACTAAAGATAAAGACTAATATCGTATATGATCACTTATTAACTTCTGATAAGAAAATAATAGTTGAGCAGGGCGGTACTAGATCAGGCAAAACATATAACATAATACTTTGGATTATATTCGAGTATTGCACTAATAACAGAAACAAGGTTATTACTGTCTGTCGTAAATCGTTTCCTAGTTTACGAGCAACTGTTCTAAGAGACTTTATGACTATCTTAGAAACTCATAAGCTATACAGCGAACAGTATCATAACAAGTCTAATTCTGAATATTATCTATTTGGAAACCTAGTCGAGTTTATTTCGCTTGATCAACCACAAAAGATTAGAGGTCGTAAAAGGGATCTGCTTTTTATTAATGAAGGCAACGAGTTATATTGGGAGGATTGGCAACAGCTAGTTTTTAGAACACAGGAGCGTATTGTTATTGACTTCAATCCGTCAGACGAGTATCATTGGATATACGACAAGGTACTGCCTAGAGACGATTGCGATTTCTTTAAAACTACATACCTAGACAATCCCTTTGTAGAGGAGTCGATAAAAAAAGAGATTGAGATGCTTAAAGATACTGACGAGCAGTATTGGCAAATCTATGGGCTAGGCGAAAGAGCAGCAAGTCGAAGCACAGTATTTACATACGCTGAGGTTTCACATATTCCAGAAGACGCAGATCTAGTTGCATACGGCATGGATTTTGGCTTTTCTAATGATCCTAGTACGCTTGTTTCTGTTTACACTAAAGACATAAACCTGTATGTAAAAGAGCATCTATACAGAACCGCTATGACGACTAATGACATACATAAATTCTTGTTAAGCGAGAAGCTAGAGAACAAACCTATATATGCCGATAGCGCAGAGCCTAGACTTATTGAGGAGCTTAGACGTATGGGACATAACATTTTTCCAAGCCTAAAAGGTAAAGACTCTATTAACGCAGGAATAGATTTACTTAAAAGATATAAGATAAATGTATTGTCGACGTCTAGTAATGCTATATCAGAGTTTAGAAACTATAAATGGAAAGAGGATAAAACAGGCATCTTACTTAATACTCCTATAGATGCCCACAACCATATAATCGACCCATGCCGTTATGCGACATATTCAATTTTGTCAAAGCCTAGATTTGGAACTTATGCTATTAATTAAAAAAAGATATTAAACTATTTGTA